AGGCGGTTGAAAAAGGAATGCCGCTGACATTTGTAATAGGCGGAAAGAAGATAGGCAATAACCAGTGGGTAATAGAATCCGTAAGCGAGACATGGGACAGGGTAATGCTGGACGGAATACTTGTTAAGGCTAAAGCCAGCCTGACACTATCGGAGTATTTATAAAAGGAGACAAAATGGCAGAAGTATATATAACCGGAGAGGACGAGGGTTTCAGCCCTGAAGAATTTGAGGATGTGGTTATGTGCTTAAAGACGCTGCTTTCAGTCAGGGCAGGGAGCCAGCCACTTGACCGGGAATTTGGAATCGACTACGAGGGAGTAGTCGGATATCCCGATCCTATAGCAGAGAATACTCTATCGGTCGAGATCATAGACAAGGTTAATACCTACGAGCCAAGAGCAGAAGTTGACAATGTTTACTTTACTCCGGGCGAGAACGGACAGCTGGTACCGCACGTTCATTTTGTGAAGAATGACAACTACGAACCGGAGACTGAAGAAGAAACCGAGGAAGAAGAATAAGACCAGGAGGACAAAGGGCATGAATTATGATAATTACCCGGATGTGAGTTTTATAAACAATGAGACTTGCGAAGGCGTGTTAACACAAATGATAAATGATTATCAGGATATGTACGAAGCAGAGACGGGAAAGAGTCCTGTTCCTCTGGCCAAGGGAAACCCGAACAGGCTTATACTTGAAGCCTGTGCCTTGCAGATTTATCAGGCTATGCAGTTTGCAGATTTTGCCGGTAAAATGAGCTTGCTTTCATACGCTTACGGAGATTATCTTGATGATCTTGCAGCACTCAGGGGAACGGAAAGAAAGACCGAGGAACCGGCTAAATGCACTCTGAGGTTTTCTATAGCATCTCCGTTGGCATCTGCTGTATCAATCCCCGGAGGATGCAGGGTAACGAACGGAAACAACGTATTCTTTGCAACGGATGAATATACAGAAATCCCGACCGGACAGACCTATGTTGACGTAGGTGCAACCTGTACGGAAGCAGGAGCAAAGGGAAACGGCTTTGTAGTGGGCGAGATAAACGCAATAGTGAATACGCTGCCTTATGTTGTGTCCGTTTCTAACATTACTGAAACGTTCGGCGGAGCTGATACCGAGAGCGACGAAGAACTGAAAGAAAGAATATACGACTTAGGCAAGGGATATTCTGTAGCAGGATCCATAGACGCTTATGTTTACCAGACAAAAGAAGCAATGCGAGGCATAGGGGATGTGAGAGTCACATCACCTTCAGCCAATGTAATAAACATTACATTCACGAAAGATGATGGTTCTTTACCTTCAGCGGCAGAGATACAGGCAGTAAGTGATTATCTGAGCGACAAGACCATAAGACCGCTGGGAGACAGTGTAAATGTTGCGGCACCTTCCACAACGACCTACGATATCGACCTGACATATTACATAGCACAGAGCGACAATGCAGTTGTTGCTACCATTCAGGCAAATGTTGCAAAGGCGGTTGACGAGTACAACAAGTGGCAGACGGCGAAGATAGGAAGAGACATAAATCCTGATTACCTCACAAGGCTTATTATGGAAGCAGGGGCAAAGAGAGTAGTTATCACTGATCCTTCAAGAACAGTTGTAGCTGAGGATGTACTTCCTAAGACAGGAACGGTAACGGTAAATTACGGCGGTACCGAAGCTGATTAAAAGAGACAATTTCTATCGTATTTTGTAAGTCCCCATACCCGGAACTGAAACCGTCCCGTACATCACGGGACGGGGAAGGTACCGGACAGGGCAGGGAAGAGGGTAAAATGATTAGTCTGTACGACAGCGAGATAAAAGAAATACTGCCGGAAGTCTTATCTATACAGCCGGAAGTCAGGGCAATATCCTACGCTATCAATATGGCACTCAAAAGGCTTCTGACATATTGCAAGAGTACGGGAGTTTATTCAAGCATAGATGAACTGGGCGAAGAAGTACTTGACCTTTTGGCCATAGAGTTTGACGCACTGTATTATGATATGTCATTGCCTTTGGCCAACAAGAGAAAAATTATAAAAGACACGCTGCCACAATACTTAAGAAGCGGAACGGTTGGGGCAGTTGAGGATCTTATCACTACTATATTCGGCGGCGGCGAGATTGAGGAATGGTTTGACTATGAGGGAACGCCCGGACATTTCAGACTGTTTGTAGACATAACGGACAGTGCGGATAATCCAGTAAGTGAGATGGATGAAACGGCAATGGAAGAGAAGCTGGAGAGAGTTAAGAAATACTCACAGCATCTTGACTCGTTTTCATGGATGATAAAGCACACAATAGAGATCAAGAAGAAAATCGAACAGTGGGCTTGCATGGTTCCTGAGTGTGGAATGCTTTATTGTGGCACATACTGGATGCCTTCAACAATAGGCTATACAGACAAAGACGGAATAAATATACAGGCAAGACCTGAGCTTTACGAGAATGACCAGCCGGAAGCAGGAACACTTCCAGTTGTTTCAACACTTGGTTATTCTGTTAACGGTACCGAAGAAGTAGATGCAGCGGTAGACGCTTATAACGGCGATTCGGCGGAATGCGGCGAAGAAGAGACAGGAACATTGCCGAGGGTAGCAACACTCGGTTATAGTGCGAACAATCAAATAGATATCTGGAACAGCAAGGTTAAGGCATACAATTCAGAGTATGCACTCTGCGGTGTAGTTATATGCGGAGAGACAGATTAAGAGAGTAAATTTTTAGAAAGGAGATAAGAAAAACATGGCATTCTTTACTAACACATTTCTCAACAAGAGAAGAGGGGAACTGCTGAGAAGCATTGTCAAATTTCAGTACCAGACAAACAACTCTACTTGGAGAAATGCCACAATCAATTCTAAAGAACTCAACGGAACGGATGTAGTAGTCTATGTGAATTGTCCGTCAAGCGGAGCTGCCGACACTATAACCGCCGTCAGGATTTATGACGTAGAAGGAGATCTTGCCGGGCAGCAGTCCATCAGCTTGACAAGAACGAGCCTTAATGCGGCACTCTTAAGATTCACATTTCCGTTGATAGAAACCTAATGGGAAGGAGGTATAAAAGATGTATCCGAGAACTTATTGGCTTAACCATACCGTAGACCAGCACGGACAGGTTATTCAGCAGGGGACGTTAATGGACCAGGATCACTTCAACAATGTGGAAGTCGGTGTTTCCGACAGCTACCTTGCACAGCAGATTAGCAGGTTTAAGCAGATTCAGGAAGATTACGACACTTTAAGTGAAGTAAAGAGTGTATCGCTTGCAATGAATGCTTTACCCTGGCCATTCAACAACAAGGAAAACACAGTAGCTTTATCACTGCTCAGAGAACACACAGACTACAGCGTTGAAGTTGAAGTTGTTTCCTACAGCGGCGGAAGGCTTGGCAATATTCAGGTCAAGGACAGAGCCTTAAACGGTTTCAAACTGCTCCATGACGGAAGTGCCACAACAGTTGATGTTATCGTAAGGATAACAGGCGGAATGATAAACTAAAGCAAAGGCTTTACAGAATAACCGAAAGGAGAAACAGAAATGAACGTAGTTGAAAAGAATGCCGGAACCAAGATTGATTACGAGGTTAACGGCACAAAGATCAGTTTCAATGATGATGAACTCACGCTCAACCTTGCGAGATACCAGAAGGATGATGTGGTTATGAAGGATATCATGGTTGATTCTGAAGGTTTCCTGACTTTAGGACAGGGAAGCTACTATGTAGCTCAGGTCGAGATCCCGGCAAAGGAATACGACGAGACCACAGAAACTGTAACAGAAGTAGTTGACGGTGAAGAGGTTGAAAAGGAAGTTATCAACAGGACTGCAAAGCCCTTAGATATGGATAAGGTTACACTTTACCTTTTCAGCATTGACGGAATTTATATCAACTAAGGAGGAAAAAGTACAAATGGCTAATTTTGATATGGCGGAGCTGGCACTTAAGAGTGTAGCCCCTACAAATAAGATCGTCTATGACGACAAGGAAATGCCGAGCATTATGGTTTATATACCTAAATTCAGACTTTGTGATGTGCTTTCAACAGCAGATACAAGCGTACACCCTGCATTCAGAAGAAACGGCGTTGAGATCCCCGGATTCTATGTAGGCAAATATGCGACAAAGCACTACAACGGCAGAGCTTACAGCCTTCCCGGTGAGGATCCTGCAAACAGTGCAAACCTTGATACATTTGTATCATACGCAAGAGCAAAGGGTGCCGGCCATCACGAGATCACAGCTGTTGAGTGGGCTGCTATCGCTTTATGGTGTCACAAAAACGGAACTGAGCCTAAGGGCAACAACAACTATGGCAAGGATGCTTCTGAAACTCTTTACAAGGCTATTCCTTCATGTCCTCTTGATGCTTCCAACAGAATACAGAGAGTAGGCACCGGTACCGGTCCTATTACCTGGTCACATGACGGAACACTTGAAGGCGCCTGGGATATGAACGGTAATGTTAACGAGTGGTGTACTGGTTTAAGACTTAAGTATGGCGAGCTTCAGATTCTTGAAGATAACAACGCATCACTTGATACAGCAGACCTTTCAGATGAGAGCAATGCTTGGAAGGCTATCAGTGCAGCTGACGGAAGCCTTATTACTCCTCACAGGGACGCAAACAACAAGTATGACGGCCAGACTTCAGGTTCTATCAAGCTTGACTATGTTTCAAGTAAGTGGAAGTACGTTACCACTATCAGCGGAACTACAGGAAGTTACAACTGCCAGTTTAAGGATATCCAGGTTGACTCGGACATCAGTGCAGCAGCACAGCTCTTACTTCAGGCACTTGCTATGTATCCCGACGCAAGCCTTACCGGAGCCGGAATTGATACCACCTATGGCGGAGACTATTTCTACGCTCATAACGGCGAAGCGGAGCGTTCGCTGTATCGTGGGGGCAGCTGGAGCCGTGGGGCTTTTGCTGGTGTGTTCTTCTCGTTCCTCAGCGCCCACCGTTCCGGTGTCGACGCTAGCGTCGGCGGTCGCCCTGCTTATATTGAGTAACTGCACACCGAAACCCGGCACACTGACGGGGTGAGCGGTAGCGAACCCCTACAGAAAATAAAGATTACCTACTGCATACAAAACAAAGTATGCAGTAGGATTTGAAAAGGATTTGAAGATTATATGGAAAGCCCAAAAGAACCGGCAAGCAATTATGAACCGTTCAGACTCAAAGAGAAAATCGGAGAGATGATACAGTACGGAAGGCCGCTTGTGAAAAACTTCCCACGAAAAGACAGGGACCTTTCGGACGATATCAGAAGTGCTATGAACAAGATGTACCATCTGGTAGTTGAGATAGAAAGAAAGTACTTCAGAAAGACAACTACCCAGGAGCTTGACATAGAACTTGAATGGATGAGGCTGTTAATCAGAATGGCAGCAAATAAAGACGCTAACGGAAGATTTCCACCACCACTCTCACAACATCAGTACGAAGTCTGGTCGAGGTATATGAGCGAGATCGGGAAACTTTTAGGAAAGTACATTAAATCTTTGAATAAATAGGGAACAGGCTATCTCGTTCGCTGTATCGTGGGGGCAACTGGAACAATGGGGCTAATGCTGGTGTGTTCTTATCGAACCTCAACAACCACCGTTCCAATGTCAACGCTAACATCGGCGGTCGCCCTGCTTATATTCTACTAAGACTTGCTACTGTAACAGAAGAGGGCTGTTTCTTAAGGGACTCAGCACAGAGTACAGATTATAAGGAGCTTGTTTCCATTCTGAAAAGAAAAAATACTTTTTCTGTGGAGGCGGCAACGTCACACACAGAGGCTTAAAATGAATGAAAACTTAATAAACACAATAAACAATGCGTGGGATGATATATGCAGTTATCCGAGTCTGATTAAAGCTCACGAGAACGCCAGGAAGGGCAAACGGTACCGGCCGGAAGTATTAGGCTTTACATCAAAGCTTGAAGATTATCTGATAGAGATACAGGATAAGCTGAAGGATGGAACCTATGAGCTTGGACCGTACCGGAAACTTTGGGTAAGCATACCGAAGAAAAGGCTTGTAATGGCTCTGCCGTATATGGACCGAATAGTACAATGGTCAATATACCAGTATATCAATCCGATATTTGACAAAATGATGATAGAGGATTCCTACGCTTGCCGGCATAACAAGGGAAGCCACAAAGCAGCACACAAGCTTCAGTACTGGATGCGGCAAGCGGAACGGAAGCCCGGTAACGGATGGTATTATCTTAAGCTTGACATAAGCAAATTCTTTTACCGGGTAGACCACGAGGTATTGCTGAAGATCCTTGCAAAGAGGATTAAAGACGAAAAGCTTATGAAATGTCTGCAAGGCATTGTCAACAGTACAGCAGAACCGTTCGGACTTCCTAAAGGCAAGTCGCCGCAAGAGGTACCGCAGGAAGAATGGCTATATGAAGTTGGGATGCCGATAGGAAACCTTACATCACAGCTGTTTGCAAACATCTATCTGAATGAATTAGATCAGTACTGCAAACACATCTTGAGGATACGCCGCTATATGCGGTATATGGATGATATTGTCATACTCGGAGGATCAAAGCCGGAGCTGAAAGAAACGCTTGAAAAGGTCCGGGCATTTCTTGGAGACGAGCTGCACTTAGAGCTTAACAAGAAAACCTGCATCAGACCTATAAAGTGCGGTATAGAATTTGTCGGGCTGAATATAAACACAAGAAGGATAAAGCTTAGGAAGAGCACTACGCAAAGGATAAAGAGGGAAGTCAGGGGAATTTGTGATAAGTATGCTGACGGAAGAATGAACCGGGAAGCATTCGACAGGAGAGTTGCGAGCATAAGAGGACTGCTTACTCATGCGGACACAAGAGGGTTAAGGAACAGGCTAAACGGAATATACATTAGGGCAGAGCAAAAGAAAATGTACAGGGAGGACAAAACTAATGGACGATATGGCGGAGATAATATCGGACTTGAACAAGATAATAATGATCCAGGGCGGAATAATAGACAGGATATCGAGCAAACTGTTAGAGTACCTGGAGATTGACGAGATAGATAAACTTTTTGAAGGTAAGGAAGAAGTCGAGAAGCTTCTTGACAAATACAAACCTTAACATTCACAAGGCGAAAGCCGGAAGGGAGGCAACATGAAATTATCTGACAAGGTTTACAACATTTTGAAGTGGGTAGCTCTTATCTGTATTCCTGCGGTGGTTACATTTCTTTCTGTAGTCTTAGGAGTACTTGAAGTAGATCCCAAGACTATCAACATAGTAGTTACCATCATAGCAGCTATCGGAACACTGATAGGATCCCTTATCGGAGTGAGCACGGCAAACTACAACAAGGACAAACAGGAAGGAGGCGGCACAAATGGCTGAATGGAAACCGGGGCAGGACATATTAGATTTTGACGCATACCTTTACAAGGAATTAGAGCTTGCCAGTATCTATGTATTAGGCGGCCAGGGAGAAAGAGTAGTTGATATCCTACCGAGGATACCATCTATGGAAACTACTGAAAGAGTAAAGCAGATCCTTCAGAGGATAAAAGACAACTTCCTGAAGTTATCCAACTGGTCGATATATAACGCACACGCCTTTGACTGTTCGGGGCTCGGCACTGTCTATTTTATCCAAAAAAAATTGATACCAGGGGATACAACAGCTGACGGACTCTACGAGAAATACTGTACGCCTATAAAAAAATCAGAATTAAGAGATGGCGACATGGTATTCCAGCAGGGAACAAAGACCGTAGAGGTTACGGATGATAAGACCGGCAAGAAGATAAAGAAGCAGGTCAAATATATGCACCATGTAGGCTATTATGTAGGCGGCGGCAAGGTAATTGAGGCGAAAGGAAGGCTGTACGGGGTAGTAGAAAGCGAGTACAACACGAACAACTGGGGCCATGCAGGACGGCCGAAGTTCTGGGGCGAGGGTCCTAAGCCTGGAAAGATCGTAATAAGTAGAGAGCTTTACTATAAGACAGACGGAAAAACTTTAATGCACGGAGATGATGTTAAGGCTTTACAAATTCGCCTGAATGAGTTGAAATATAATTGTGGCAGCAACGACGGAATCTTTGGAAAGAATACGGATATTGCCGTAAGAAACTATCAGTCTGACAACAAGCTGACAGTTGACGGCATAGCCGGAAAGAATACCCTTACTAAGCTCGGCTTTGAGTGGGGAGGCGGTTGACAAATGGAATCATCAGCGATAATATCTATAATCGTAGCTTTGATATCATCCGGCGGAACGCTCGTAGGAGTCATCCTATCAAACAAAAACAATACCCTGAAGATGATAAATGAGATGGAAAAGCAGCAGCTGATTTATAAGGCAGAGCTTGAAAAGCAGCAGATAACAAACAAGGCCGAACTGGAAAAGACACAGGCTGTAATAAATACTCAGATTCAGGAACTCACAAGAGAAGTCAGGGAACATAATCATTTTGCACAAAGGATCCCGGTAGTAGAGGAACAGATAAAAGTTGCTAACCATAGAATACAGGATCTCGAAAAGCAGAATA